CCAAAGGGACGATCACTGCGTCTGCGCTGTCTCCCACTTCGAGTGCTTCAATCTCATTACACCAAGAATCAAAGTCCAAACCTGTCTTCTTCAACCGATGTTCTGCATGCCATCCAAGGTATGCAAGATCAGTCAATGTGAGTTCGGCTTCAAACTTGGCAACACTGCGATTGTATTTATTTTCAAACGCAATGAAGTCAGGAAACGCAGCAACGATTGTTCGTTGCTTGCCATCTAATGCACTAGTCAAACTGAGTGCGATTTTCATTCTCTACCTCCGCAGGTAAGGGATTGGATTTACTAAAGAACTATGCGCCAGTGCCTGTCTTGGTGATTGCACCAGAGATTGGGAAACTGATTGACATCGTGGCGAGGTCGCCAATCGCACCCTTGACCATCTCATGTGCAGTCGGCAGAACCGAGAACGCATACTGTGGATTTGAGGACGAAGCAGCAGCAGTGCCGTTTGGCTTCACTGTCATCGGTACAGCAGTACCAGCAGTGAACGCATCGAAGAACAACTTCTCAATCGTTGGGTAGTCCTGTTGTAATTCCATTGTGATCGAGTTATCAATCAAACCTTGGATACGAGTCACAGCTGACGAACCCATCGAAGTCGTGGCAACTTCAGCCGCACTGGACGACAGAGTTATGGATGTGACGTATTGGCTGATGTCGGTTGCAGCAGTACCGTAGGTGACTGCGACATTCGTGAGGACTTGCTTTGCCATGATTCTGCTCCTGCCTATCGGCGTTCGAGTTGATGTCTGCTCGGCTGAGCCGATTGCATAACACTACACGCCACAAGCAACCTACGGCAAGGGGTCAGGCGTACACCGTGACAACAAAGTCAATCGCCAAATAAGTAGCATCATTCGCTTCAAGGGTAGAGATGTTGTTTGCAGACTCAACAATCAAATCCTGCACAACCCCACCCAAAGTCCGATCCGACTCAATCGCCTGACGAATCGAAGTAGCACCCTTGTATGACAGATAGCCATCCAACAAAGTTTGTGCAGTACGCTCAGCCGAACGACCCACCACAACACTGACCGTGAACTGATGGGTAATCAAACCCCCACCCATAGCCCCGTTGTACTGAATTGAATCCAGCAACGGCCAAGCGAACGGGGTGTTCACATTGTCTGGTTGGTAGGCGTAAGCCCTCAACCCCGACACGGTTGCCAGGTTCGCAGCTAGACCAGCCTTGATCTGGGAGACGGTGGTGGTTGAACTCATGCGAATAGACGCATGCGTCGGTACGGCTCGACGAGCTGTGCCACGTCAGGGTCAAGCGCACGGCTCACCCTGATAGCACCCATGTCACCGAAACCTGCGACACCCAATGGACTGTCATATCGTTTGAACAAACGCGATGCCTGAATGATCGTTGCCTGTGTTACCGGCTCAGGGACATACGGCCAACCGAAGACTGCTGTGAGTTTCACCAATGCTTGCGAACCATAGTTGGAATTGACAGTTGGGAACAGGTAGTCACCGACTGCGCGAATCTTGTCAAATGCCCAAGTGATGCCATCAAGATCACCGTTCAATGGTTCCAACTGCCAATCGGTAGGAGTCCATGTTGTATCGAATACGCCATCAGCGTTCGTTGAAGTTTGCAAAGTAATCGCAGTACCAGAGAAGTCATCAACTGAACAGAAGAATGAATCCTCTGCTTGAAACACACGACTAGTGGCAGAACCAGCAACCCAAAACTTTCGGTTGCAGTAACCATCAATGAGACGTGATGCAGCACCAGCACAGTTATCAATCAGTTCGTCGTCGATAGTGTCAGCCGTGCCAATGCGCAAGGCTGCTTTGATTTGATTGCGTGTGGTATAGCCGTTGGTGATTGCCATAGACCCTCAATACTACTTCACAAGAATAGGAGGGAACTCTTGACCAGGCACAATCTCAAACTGATTGATCAAACTTCGGAACAAGGCAACATCGGCCTCGCCCTGCGGATGCGCTTGGAATGATACTGCTTCAGGATGTCGCCAATGAATGAACCTGTTGGTCGTATCAAACTCAACTCGCAGTTCAGCCTTCTTGAACTCCATCCACTGAATCCAATCGGAATACATGGATCGTCTAGCAGGATAAGCCAAATGAACTTCACGTCTCATAACTGTCATCCCAGACATCGGATTACTTACCGAACCAAGGATCGTTTGATAGCCATCAGGATTGGCTTGAAATAACTCACCATGCTGAGTTCGTCCAGCAATCGAAATGACATCACAATCCCGATCCAAACCAACCAACGCATCGGGGAGCATGATCTGATCAACACCTGCTGGGACAACCCAATCACAAGAAGACATCTCTATAGCTTCATTGACACCATCCCAGAACAACTCTTTGGTGATGATGTTGCCCATCCACGAAGGAACATCCAAAGGAACCAACGACGACAGAATCACTTCATCAGGCTTCGGACTCATTGCCTCAATCATGGTCACATATTGCTGACCAAACTTCTGCCAGTATTCAACTGAACAACAATGAGTCATCAAGAATGTCATATCAATCCCAACCCAAATCCCTTCGACGCTTCAAATCCCAATGCCCAGCGTCAGGCAAACCTGACTGCCAACGCAACGAATGCAGTGCAGCATTCGCCTGGAAACTTTTGCTGTTCTTCTCAGCCAAAGACGGATCAGAACTAATCGTTGAAGAATTATCGTGAACAATCCCAGCCTGAGAAACCTTCACCTGAACATTGCTCGCACGTGACCGATCCTCAAAATCGTTATCCTCAAAATACGCTGGCACATAACACTCACTGAACAAACCAACCCGTTCAACAACACCAGCACCCACCCAAGCACACGACCAAGGCTGCGACCCACCAGTCACCGTGATTGAACCAGGTTCACAATCTTTGTAAAACGCTTCCAAACCACCTGGTTCAAAGTAAGCATCCGAGTTCAACAGAATCCAACCATCAGCATGAGGTGTTGCTTTGATACCAAGATTCCAAGATGGTGCCACACCAAGGTTCGTTGGCATCCTCCACAGATACCAGTTCTGTACATGTTGCCAAGGCGCAGTCCAAGCCAACATGTCAGCGTCATACCCGTCCCCGTTGTCAATGATGATGAGCTGCTCGACGGGATAGTCAATCGAGCGAATCGCCCGTTCCATCAAGTCGTACCTGTTTAGGACGGGGATGATGATGCACGGCACCATTCAGCAAGTCCCTTCATCACAGGCTTCCAATGAGCCTCCCAAACAGCGTCAGCGTTGTATGCCTGTGCGAAGTCCACAGCCACCTGATCAACCCCTCTAGGAGCCTCGTAGGAGTGTCTCAGGGCATCCACAATGGAACCCACCTGAGGGATACAGAACCAAGAACGCTGATGCGCATCCCAAAACGGTTGCACCTCCACAGCCCACCCAGACCCAACCAACTCCGGCTGAGCAGTGAAGTCCGAAACAATCACTCTGGTGCCACACGCTTGAGCCTCAATCACAGCCAACCCAAACCCTTCACCCATAGATGCAGACAACAACACATCAGCATCTGCGTACATTGAAGCCAACGCCTGCTGAGGGAATCCAGTGCGATACGCATACTGATCAACAATCTTGTACTGATCCTCACGAATCCCACACGCATGCAACAGATGTTCCAAATTGACACCACCCATCGCACCATCTTTCTCAGTGTGCAAATACAGAATGGCATCAGTTTTATCTTGCGCAAAAATACCGAACGCCAACAAGTTCTCTGCAAACGATTTGCGTGAAGGACTAGCACCCTTGTTGGCTGCGTTCATCATCACCACAAACTTGTCGTCAGGAATACCCATCAATTCACGACCAGTGAATGTCCTGTCACCGTTCACCATTTTGGATTCAGGATTGAACACAGACTCGATGCCATGAGGCGCATAGAAACATTCCACATCAGCATCATTCAACATCTTCTGACCAAACAAAGACATCGCAATCGGTTTCACATTCGGTTTCTTACACCAATCAACCACATCGGCAGGACACGGAGCATGATCAATCGGAACCCAAGACGCAATGTTCTTGACCATATCCAACGACTTCGACTTCAACGGCCACACATCAAACAGAGTCATGATCAACGAAGGCAACTTCGGATTCCCGTTCGCCCAATCCATCCCATGAGCCACCAGCACATCATCGCTGTACGGTGCCATCCCACGTGGATACATCTTGATTCCATTCCAATTAGACGAAACTCCTTCGAGTCCGTACATCGCATGGATTGCTACTTCGTGACCTTCTTTGATGAGCCTTGTGACGGCTTGCGCTGTTTGCGTACCGTAGCCGGTGGGGACGAAGGGAGCGTTTGAGTACCAGAGAATTCGTAACGAGTCTGCATTGGTAGGTCTGCCACTTCTGGCAAGTGTGCTATCCCCCGATGCAACAACAGCTCGGCTTCCAGGGGTGGTAGTTCGACCATTGTGTTTTTGATGATTACCAGCATTCTTCACTTCCTTCTCCTTCGCAGATCGCAGGGGGTAAATAGAAATAGGGTCGTATCGCCCTGCGTGTTCGATACGACCCTAAGCCTAGGGGAATTATGGGATGTCAAGGGGCAAGCCCCTCAAGCCTTACGGCTGGAGGAGATGCTTGACGTGTGATGTTTGTGGCAAATTGCCGTCAACACGGAACTGCGCACGGAAGGTTGCGAGTCCTGCGCTGAATGCGAAGTCATCGGAACGATCCAACTTGATGCCACCGACACTGCGCACGTAGTACGAAGGCAAGTGGCCTACGATTACGGACTTCAATCCTGTGGTGGCTTCTGCCATTGATGGGTTCTCGAAGATTGGCTTGCCCAACAAGGTGTCTGGAGCGTCAAGCGACAATCCAGGTTGGAACACGTAGTTGCCTGCCGTGTCCTTCAACTTGCGAAC